TCCAGGACGAGGTTCTTTAACAACAGGCGCAACAGCAGGCGTTTTGGGTGTAGCAACTAATGGTCTACCTACTTCATCATATCCCGCTTGTCCGCCTTTGAATTGTGTAGCTTTTCTAGCTTCAACTCCACCGCGTGTCACTCTATCCATTGTATTATCTAAGGGCTTAGTTAATGGTTTACCTGTATCAGCTTTTTGTGGAGTTGTAGTTGTTGTAGTTGTTGCATTTTTTGCGTCACGTGCATTAGCCTGTGCTCGTAAACGTTCGGCTCTAGAAACATTTTGTACTGTTCCACCGGCAGCTTTTTCGCCTGCTTTGGCATCTCTAGCGACTTTAGTGAACTCTTGTGAAACACCTTCATAAATGTCTGTAATTTTCATTTTTCAATTCCCGTATTTTAATAAATTCTTTATTCTATTTAACTCACTAGAAGAATTTTCTCTGAGTTCTTTGGCGTATACATTATCTGGATCCATTGCACCAACTGCTCTGGCTGCTGCCTTGTCACCTGCTATTCCACCAACTAAGCCGGCGCCTGTATCTACAACTTTTGCAGTGCCTCTTCCTACGCTAGTACTATTAACAGCTTTTGTTGCCTTAGGCATAGTCTTAGACAATCCCTTAGTAACTAAATTAGCACCTTTCATGCCTGCATTAAACGCACTGAATGGTACAAAATAAGAACCTATTTCGCCCATTTTAGTTGCTACAGGACTACGTTCTTCGGCATCAGCAGACATTTGTTGCTGGTTGCTCCATTCTTTACCTGTTTTCCATTCATCTTTGGCATTTTTCCAAGCACTTTTTAAATCATTGCCTTTAATTGCCGCATCACCTACGCCGGCTACTTTATCGGCATAACCAAATGTAAGTGCATTAGTTCCTGCTCTTACTGCATCATCAGCAAACTTTGCAGTATTATAAGCCGCTTGTCCTGGATTATTTACGGCAAATTCAGCTCCGGATGCAACAGCATTGCCTGCGTCCTTATATGTCTGAGGATCAACAGCAGCCTCAGCTCCTTTTTTAGCTAAAGTACCAAGACCAGTAACTGTATCTTTAACCCCAGTACCTACACTGCTAACAAAATCACCTGCGTCTTGCATGAAGGAACTTGACTGATTAGCATCTGTGCTACCGCCGCGACCTTCATTGACGATGATTTCTTTTATGTTCATTTTCTTTTATCTAACTTATCTTCAATGCGACTTAATTGTTTTTGTAATTCAGCAACTCTTACAGACATGTCATCCATCTTAGTATTAGATATCTCAACTTTTTTATCTATAGTTGACATATTAGTATTGACTGTAAGGTATCCTGTACCACCTAGACTACATGCACCTATTACTATCCAAGTTAGTTGGCTTGTATTAAAATCAATCATTTATGTGCTCCAGTTGATGGCTTTGGTGGTCTTTTCATATTAGACATTGGGCTCTTTGTTTGAATACCATCTTTGGATGTATTCTTGATTGTTGCTGTTTTCTGTCCAGCAAAAGGAATATCAATACTTGGTTTCTTAGGAAGTACTTTATCTAAGTATTGATTTGCATATTCTTTGCTTGCTTCTTTGCCGTTATCTTCTAGTTCTGGTGTGTCTAGTAAGGCTTTGTCATCTTTCATTTGATTTGCGTACTTGTCATTTTCTGCATTGATACTATCATCATAGTCTGTAGTCATAACTCTAATTGTATTGATATTTTTACCTAGTAATTGAGCAATCTGTTGAATCTGTGGCTCAGTTGCAGGATATTTAAATTCAGCTTTGATGATATGTACTGCTTGATTTGTTAAATCAGGGAATCCTGATGGAGACTTAACAATAGGAGTAGACTTTGGATCGCTGACTGATACTGGGTCAAATTTGTTCAAGTTATACTTGAACATATCGACAAAGTTTTTGTCTACGTCACCGGCAATTTTGATAGTGTAACGGTATGTACGTACACTTTCAGTTAGATAAGAACGAAGGCTTTTCATATATTTTTTCCCTATATAATATTTATCTTTATTACGTTTTTTTATTATTAGCTAGTATAGACTTAAGCAGTTCATTACGGTCTACTAAGTTACCTTCTCCTAAAGGAGTAGACTCAATTTCTTCAGTTTTGCTGGCTATTTTGTGGTCTAATTGTGCTTTCTTTAATTGTAAATCAAGCATTTTTAGCTTTTTATTAATCTTTGCAGTCTTTGCTGTGATGGCATGTCCGAGCATACTACTTGCACTATTGAATATCTCGGCTGCAAAACGGCTATCTACCTGCATACCTAAATCCATTAAGTCTTTATAGCTGTCTGTAGCTGTTTTAGCTAACTCATCCATCTCAGTATCACTAGCTTCTAATCCACGTACTTGCGGCAATGCGTTCTCAATCTTGGATAATGTATCATATGCCTCAGTGGTTATAATATCCATTTCGGCATTCTGTATCAATTCCTCATTCACAGAGGAATTGTCTTCTTCTAATTCAAATAATTCAGTTAGTTTTTTGGTCATACTGCTTCCATATAGCAGTATTTATTACTTGTTTTTGCCGTTGTAAAACAAGTCGTTTTCTGTAACTACACGGAAACTAAACCCCTGTGCTTTGCAGTATGCATTGGCTGCTTGCCACTTAGCATGATTGATTGCAACTACCATTTTATCTCTTGCACTTGCTACTTTGCTTTCAATAAGACTTTGCTTTTTGGGTTTTATTTCAACTACCTCTGCAATTGTTTTACCGTGTTTGTTTTGATATACAATAAAAAAGTCAGGAATGTATGTTGTTACTTTACCTGTAAATGGATGACGATATGGTATTCTGATTGACTCACTTGCCCATTTAAGTACACTTTTGTTATTATCACAGAACATCATGAATGTCATTTCCCAACCTGATCTGAATCTAGGTTTACCGTTCCCTATGTATTTTTCAGGATTTTGTACTTCAAAAATACCTTGGGCAAATTTAGACATTATATTACAATGTTACGTTGTACCGTTTGATTAGGAGGGGGCACCTGACTAATTCCATATAATGTGGCATTAGATTTCATTGTATTTAAGTAATAAGCCATTTCACCAGTTACTTGAAATGTGGGTTTACCTTTAAAATTTTCTAAAAGTTCAATAACTGATATGTTTGTTACCGCAGAAATTCTAAACAGGTATAATGTAAAATTACTTGCAATGGTAGTAGAATCAAAGATTGATCGGAAATAGCTGTAAACAACATCATATTCTGACCCGTTGATTTTTAATGAATCATTATATAATTGGTCAAAAGTTTTAACAGTATTTTTTGTGTTATCTACGGTAGTATACATAATATTTTATGTTCAATTAGAATTTGTTGTTTTCTTTCCTGTAGGAAAGATTGATTTTGCGGCACTAAATGCCGCTTGAGTTGCTACGGGAGCTACTGTACTCACAATATCATTTCTAAGGGCATTAACTATTCCGGATGAGTTTTTAAATGTATTAGCAGCCTGTCCTGCTTTCTTTAATGCTCCTAAATAATTACCATTTGCAATATCATCACCAATAGAATCTACTGTGTCAAGCAAACCACCGGCACCTAGTACTGAATTTGAAACTCCTGACTTAAGTGGACTAGGTGTAGTATCATATCCACCACCGACAATAAAATCATCAGTGATTGCATTATCTTTGCCTCCACTGGAAGTCAATGACTTGGCATCAAGTTTTCCCTCATAATACTTTACAGATTCGTAGGCAACCGTCATTGTATTTGTCATTGTTCCGCCACCTTGGGAATAATCGTAGTTATCGTGTTTAAAACTCGTAATTATAGGGTTTACTAATTGATAACAAACAAAACTGCTTTGATTAAATCCATATATATTGATTACGTTAAAAAATTCTTGCTTAAACCCGTCACCATTTTCACTACGACTACCATCATATCCCCAATCTATATTATCAGAGGACATAACGTCATATATATTGCGTTGTTGATTATATCTTATACCGCGTTGACTTGTTTTTATTTTTCCTGTATCGGTAAAATTACTAGGGTCTCTATAGTTATAGGAGTAGTAATTAAACCAAAGATTTCTGACAGTGTTTGCATTGTCATCATGAAATGTTATACTGATATCGTTGTATTTGATTTTAGTTTGAACTACACGTTTGCGATTGTACTGATTCATCACATGAGTGTCAAAACCAAAACTAGGTAAATCAACTGTTTTAACTGTTAATCCATAAGGAATATTGATTGCATTCAGTGTTGGAAGTATGTCAAAATATACATGGAATAGATATTTAAACTTAGGGCTGTTGGCATAAGCATTTGGTCTGAACGCAGTTGAAGCATGTTGATAATCACGTAGATAATCATTACTAAAAAATCCCTTGGCGATTCCTTGTATGAAGCCACCAGGGGATTGTCCTAATACCGTTTCAAAAAGCGTAGCCATTTAGTTTGATTAATTATTAAGAACCAAATCCAGTAACTGATGTTCCAACGCCTCTACCAACTTGAATACCGACACCAGATGAATCAACTGGAGTTTGAACTGCATTATCATAACGAACTGTTAATGCGATTGTTACTGCTTCGTTTGTTCCATAGTTTAATGTATTGTAGTTAACTGTTTGTAAGAAACATCCATATAATTCCCATGTTTCTAATACACCAGGAGCACTTGCACCGTTGTTACCATCAAGAACTTGATAACGAACTGTAAACTTATAGTCTTGTCCGCTTCCTGCACTTGCTTGATTAACAAAGTCCATTTGTTTCTGTAATTGTTCACCAACTAGTTTAGCAACGTTGCCTTGGGCATCATCACGTAAATTGATAGTAGTATTTTGCCAGGCATGTTTACCAGCCAAATACAATGTTGAGTTGTAAATTGGAATTGTAATTTCTGTGAACTGAACTTGTGGTCTAGCAACATCAATCACTTGTTTTGTCAATTCGGATGTTGCACCGCCTCTACCGAATCCATCAAACAATACTCTGAAACGATATTGTAGTTTGGGCATCAACAGACCTTGGGCGCTAGGCGCATTGTCTGCCCCCACTGTCATGTTAAATAATGCCGCTGAAACTGTTGCCATGTTTATATCTCCTTAAATATATTTATCTTATTTTAATTTAGCAATTCCACCAGTATTCAAGATACGTACTGGAATGTAAATAAATTCTGCTGCCTTGACTGGCTCGATTGCAATATCAATATACAATTCGTTACGGTCAATACGGTCAGCAGTATTGTTACTAGCATCACATACAACTAAGAAGTCATATAATCCACGTTTTGCAATTAAGTCAATAAACAATGTTTGTACAACACCTTGTATTTGACTACGTGTTAAAGCATCATTTGGTTCAAATATGAACGGACGAGCAACAACTTGTAGACGTTCACGAATATAACATACTAATCTAGCTACGTTAATACGATCCAATGCACTCATTGTATCTTTACTTGTTTTGTTACCATAGTTTAATAAGCCAACACCAGTGAAGAATGCCATTGGGTTAATTTGATTAGTATATAATACGTCACGGATACTGTTACGATTCTTAACTACTTGGAATTCCCCAGTAACAGAATCAAGGTAACCGATATTAGTACAATTATCAATTGTACCTCTACGTGTTCCTGCTGGAGCTAACCAAGGATAAGCAATTGTATCGTTGCGTAGAATTGTACGTAGAATCATATGACTTGCTGGAACAACTGCGGCTGCACCTGTCAAGTCTGTAGTAATACCGCTTGGGTAGAAAATACCCATGTATTCACTACGTCCTACTAGACCTTCTTCTCCTGTAGCAGTTGCATTTTTACTGTTATTTGCCCATGCTGTGATTTCAGTTGCACTGTCAGGTAAACGCATTGGTGTATCACCGATGACGAATGCTGTGTTGTTTCTCTCGTTACTCAATTCAACCATATCCGGTTGTAGTTCTGGATAACCAGGAGTAGCAATCAAATTCATAAATGTATCTTCTTCACGAACTGCCATGTTTGTAGAAATTGCTGCCTTCAATGATTTAACGATTAGATTACGTTGTGCCTTACGACCCATGTATGCTGAACCGTCAGCTTTTAAACCACTAACACTTAACCAAGTGTTCGTTACTGATGGTAAATTTGCGTCAGGGAAAGACTGTGAGTTGAAATAATTTAGTTTGAATTGTTTAACGTTGTAACCTGAACGGCGTGTATTCCATAACAACATACCTTGTGGGTATAGTAATGGATCAGGTGCATCCAAATCTAAATAATCACTAATTAACAAACTTTTAATAGTTGGTTTAGGATCATTTACTGGATCAGTATACTCATCGCCCGCCCAACGTGCATCAGCAAATAATATACCTGATGAACTAGTTTGATCGGTTACATCAATAGATACCCATTTTCCAACACCGTCAACTAATTGCCAACGATATAGTGCTGGATAATTTTCTAAATCATTTGTGTCTAACCATAAATCACCTACTCTTAATTCAGTTACACCGTCACTTTGTGTAGTTGGAGCGTCTGTTGCAAGTATTACACCGTTTGGATCAGTAAGTTTTGGCTGATTATATGAAGATGCTATTGGGTGCCCATTGGTATCATATGCTACATTGCGATAACCTTTCCAGTTACCTTCAATGTTTATTAGAATATCAACTTCAGTTATCGAACTATAATACCATTTAGTATCTTTTGGTGGGTTAGCATATGGTGCACCTTCGTTAGCAACATACGATAATCTTTTCCAATTTGTTAGAACACGATTGTATCCTAAGCTAGGTTGTCCTGACACATATGCAACTGATGCAACTACAGCACTTGATCCAACTAAGGATGTAACCTGAACTATTAAATCATTTGTACCGCTTGTACCAAACAATCTGCCACCGGGAATAGTAATACGATCATCTACCGCATAGTTAGTTCCACCGTCTACTACGTTATTAATGGTATATGTGTGCCCAGACACAGTAACATCAAGAGTAAGACCTGCACCTGGACCAGTTAATGACGGGTCTGCTAGTGCGGCTGTTTGTCTAGCGGTGACCAAATAGCTTTCAATTACTTTAGGATTTACACCAGAAACAAAACCAGCTTGGTCAAGCGCATATGTTGTAGTAAATGGATATGTTGGAGTAATATTAGGACCTAAAATAATGTCTCCGCCCTCAGTATGAGTTAGTTGAATATGTCCTGTTTCATCAATAACACATGTTGTGTAAGGTATATTAGTAGCTTGCCAAGCTCTAGCGAATTGAGAAGCATCAATTGTACCTAATGGTAAAGTAACAACTTTTACATCTGAACCTGATTTTGAATTAGGAACACTTACAATAACCTTAAACTGTTTATTGTTATTATTAATTACAAAAGTTGGATTAGCTACTGTGCCTGTAATGATAGTGGGTCCTGTAGCAACTCTCTGATAAAGAGTTACAGGACTTCCTGGACTTTCTATCTCATATGTAGTCTGACCAATAATTGTACCAGTTGGAATATTTTTTCCACCAGTAGAATCTAATTTATAGTTAGCTTCAGGGATTCCATGAAATACCCTCACACTCTTAGACATAAAAGAACCAGTAGACTTAGTAAATTGTGAAAGAACTGGGTTCATTCCATTACCAGTAACAGATGTTTTAATCCAAATGCTTCCTGTTGGTCTTGGGTTATTTTGACCAGAACTCCACGTAGGCATTTCACTAGAACTACCGTAAGCTACAGCTGGTTGCCAATACTTGAATCCATTAGTTTTTATGTTTAAATGTGTTGGGTTAAAAAGTTCAGTATTATCTGCATGTGCTTCAAAAGTTAAGTAACTAAATGTCTCTGGATTGCTTGAATAAACTGCTAACTTATTAAAATTAACAATATTAGCAGTTAAGTGAGGTAATCCTAAACCATTAATAGCATTTGCCGCATCAGCAAGAGTACTTCCATTTACAGTAACCAGTACTCTAAACTTATCACTAAAATTAATATAGAATTTTTTCTGGTCTAATGAGTAAGCACCATCTGAGGGCACACCTGATACTACTGTAGGAGTACTCTTTAACCAATCTAAAGAACCTATTCTAACCCAGCTATTAGCCGGAGTCTTATAATAATATTCTCCGTCATTAATAGGATCGTTTGTGCGATGGTCTCTAGCGTCAACTAAGTAATTACCAATATTACCTAAACTACCTAGAGGCATGTTATATTGGTCAACTTGACTATCATTAGAAATCACTAATGGTGTTTTGTTGGTGAATTTACCTGTTGTAGCATTGAATTCGTAAATACCCCATGATGAATTAACTGTATCTAACCAATATGTACCATCAGCTGGATCACCTTTTGGACGATTTAATGTACCAACTAAGCTACCTAAATCAATATCTGCTCTTAGAATGTAGCAACGATTTGTGATACCCAATAGTGAGTAAGCAGCCAATAAACCATATTCGTTTAATTCGTAACCATGAATTGGGGTTGAGTCTGTTGTCTTGTAGAAAAATGGATTTCCGAATAATGCTGTCAAGTCACGTTGACTTGTAATTTGATATAGTTTACCCGCATTTGCCGCAAGTGTTCCGGATGCTGTTGCTGTTCCGGCTGCATTTAATTTGTTTGTGGCTGTTGCTACTAATATTAAGGGTACTGAGCTGGAAGCGGCTGGTAAATATTGACTTTGGTCAATGATTGTTACTTGCGTTCCTGGTGATACTAATGCCATTTTGAATTTCCTTTATGTTATGATTGTGAGGGTTAACGCCCTAGTCGTATTAATATTTAGCAATAATAGTAAAAAACGGGTGTTTAGCGTGCCTTCGAAGGTTCCTAAGCTAAATAACTGATGAGACCTATATGCAAAACATGCGGAAAGAATAACACTGCTGTAAATTACAAACGTGAAGGCGTAACACATTATCGTAGCATGTGTGATGAATGTGGTCGAAAGAAAAAAAAACTTAAGCCAAGAGAACCTAGTTGGCAAAAAGCAGGATATAAGAAAAAAGCCACATGTGATTTATGCGGCTTTAGAAGTTTATTTCCTAGTCAAATGACAGTGTTTCATATTGACGGAGTATTAGAACATACTACATTCACTAACCTGCGAACAGTATGTCTGAATTGTATTGAGGTAGTTAAGAGGAAAGATGTTCCCTGGCGTCGTGGTGACTTAGAAGTTGACTAATTCTATTGTGCAAATCGTCAATAGAACCGTTATTATCAATCTGGTAATCATAGCTTAAACCAACACTAGAATACTCACTTGCATGTATTTTCAGTTTATCAAGTTTAGCTTTACTTAAAGACCAAAGACTGTTCCCATCAGGTCCTTTATTATATGCTTTGGCTGAGTCATACCATTCAGGTTCAGGGCCTCTATTTGCTCGTAAAGTAATACCACCTGCACTTTTGATAGCATTGACTTCATTCGGGAATCTACAATCAGTAATAACTATATCATCTTTTGTTTGTCGTAGTTTGTTCTCTACACTTGCTACCCAAATATCATCATGGAAGTTAGCACGACATACTTCTGTACCCCATTGTTGAAGAACCCAACGCGGTGTGAGTTCAGGTATACCTAATCGGACACTCCACCAAGGGTCAACTTGTTCACGCCATTTACGGCTACTCTTTGTTGTACCCTCAAGCATTTCACGATCCCAACCAAAGACACTTGCTACTGCATCTTTAAGACTAGCCGCAAAACTAATTCGTTTAAACTTGTGGTTTGTTACTAGATAGTCGGCAATTGTATCTTTGCCACTTCCAATTAAGCCTGTCACTCCTATAATCATACGATCTCCTGTAGTATTAATTATATTACTAACAGATGACATACGCTAGTATTTAGGTTAACCTTGTATCCATGTCATTGGTTGACTGTGGTCAACATATCGTTTTAGTTCGTCAATGAGTTGAGCCTGTAATGCAGTGCCCTCAGATTTAAGAGCAGTACCGTTTAATGTAGTTCCGCCACCCGGACCTGCAAGACTAGCAAACTTTTCACGTGCTTCACCTAATGATAACTTTAATGTTGCTAATGTGAAGTCACCAATCCAAACACCTGATCCAGGATCTTGCAATAACTCTGCTTCGGGACGTTGCATGTCTGCCCAAATCAATATCTGTTCACCAGTAGCTTTAACGTCACGAACCAACTTGATTTGTTTTGTAACTGGATTGAAAGTGTAAACGATATATCCACCAAACATACGTGCGGCTAGTTCAATATATCCTGCATAGAAATCATACGTTGCTAAACCACCTGCGTAGTTGTAATTAAGCAAATATGTATTAAGAATAGCACTGCTGAATGGGTCAAAACTGCTAGAGCTAGGTCCAGTCTCTAAACCAATTGTTCTACGAAAGACTTGTCTTACACCAACAAACTCGTCAGGAAGAGTGTAAGTGTTAGTGTGGGCAACTAAACTCATTAAGGTGTATGTTTCAACCGTAGAATTTTGAGCACGTTGACGATATACTTGCAGTGCGTATTTGTAGGCTGCCTCGTAGTGTTCAGGATCAAGTTCTAAATCTATCATTCCGCCACCAAGACGATATGATAGATTTCTAAATAATCCTTCTTTTAATTCTTGTAATGAAAGTGCTGTTGCCATGTTTGTTTACCTGATATACATGTATTTATCAGGTAAACAGGGATATCAGATATCGTTATGTTGACGATTTTCGCTGTTAAATACGTTAAACTCACCACCGGGATATCGTGCTTTTAGTTTCTCTACATTCTCCGCAATCACATCATTAGGATCTAGGCGAAGTGCCCTGCAAGCATTGATCCAGTACCACATGATATCACCTAGTTCACGTTTCATATGGTAGACATTATCGTCAGTTAGAGGTTTACCTTGAAAGAAAATCTTTTTCGGAATCTCAATAAACTCACCTGACTCTGCCGCTAATCCTAGACATGCAGTAAGCAATAACGGAACATTGATATCAGGACCATGTGTGTCAGTGTCAGCATTAAAGCTACCGTCTATTTCATCTAACCGATTCATAAAAGTAGTCAAGTCATTGCTTGGTTGGCTTGTCACAGCCTTTACAAAATCACTGTATTTGTTTAAATCTACACTCATACTTTATCCTTTAACATTGTTTTTCTACCTTCTTCTCCTATTAGCATATCAAAGAGTTCAATCACTCGTTGTAGCATAGCGCAATTAAGCATAAGCAAATCACGTCGGTCATCGCACATCATAATTTGCTGGTCGATAGGTTCCATCAACTCGGTCATTCGTTTTTCAATATCTTTCATTAAAATGCTTTCAAAATAATCATGTTTTCATTGAACCTACCATTAGGCGCAGTTGCTACTGCTTTAATCTCTTTAAAGTATTTACGTGCAGCCGGTTTGCTACCCATTAATTCTTTAATCTGTTCACCCGGCTTACGTAATGTTTTGACTTCACTTGCGTTACTGTCAAAGCCTAGGATCGTATTGCCCTTAACTGTAAAGGACTTGCTGTACTCGTCAGCAATGTAATGATGTGCTTTACGCTTTGCAGTGTCATAGACCCATGCCTCGCTTGCACCATGCAACTTAGTAGGATGTACACTAATCAAATCAAGTTTGTTAACTGGATCCTTGAATTCTTTCAAGTACTTAAGTTTAGCAACAATCTTCTCAACAGGAACTGCTTTGCGTTTGCGAGGTGCTTTGCTTGCTTTCTTAATTGAGATATAGCTGTTCAAGTCACCTAGAACGTTATCTACAAATTTGACAAGATTACGCACTTGTACTTTACCTAAGAAAGCATAAGCCTCGTTTAGGTCTTTGTCATTACCCTCTGCTAACTCATTGAATTCTTCTGCTTTACGCTTCCAAATCTCAACAATGATAGGGATATGTTGTGGCATGACATTGAATTTAGCAACAATGTCAACTGTCTTTTGTGTAGTCTTACCTGTAGTGATGTACTCGTCAAGCAATCCTTCAAGTTCACCCGCAGCCTCACCGGCTTTTTCACGCATCAGTTCCTGAATGTTAGGACGATTGCTAGGTGCTACTTCTTTTACTACCTCTGGCTTGTGAACAAGTTTCAACAGTCGTGCAATTTCATTTTCTAGGGTACGTTCTTCTTGTTCAATAAGTTCAAGACCACGCAAACTCATACGTGCTAACCAACACAATGTCATAACGTACTCAGATTCATGCACCTTACGCAAATACTTAGCATCAGCAGTTCGGTCATGATGATCCAAATACTGACACAATAGTTCCTTAGCATCCTTCTTGCCATAGAAACGATTATACCAAGTGAAACTTGTACTCAATATAAGTTTGCGACCCTCGCTTGTGGGTTGCAATGGGAAGTAGGGCTCGTCACCCATGTACTTTTGGTCTGCGTCACGGGGGTTCAGTGCTTTAATGAAATGGTCTGATGTTGCCTTGGGTTTACGTGTTGCCATAGTTACTCCTGTTACGATTTCATTATTATATATGATTTACCATTTATTGTCAAGCATAAAACGGTAATACTTTACGATAAATACTAGTAATATGCCGAAACTATCCCTTTACCGTAGTCAAAAATCCAATGATTATCGCTTTTTTGATAAGAATATATCAGAAATGTTTGATGTTGGCGGGACCGATTTATATATACATAAATACTTAGGGGTCGTTGATTCAGGCCCTAGTAGAGATTATTCTCAACCACAGTATAACAAGCTTGATCCTACAAACATACAAGATTTACTTTTCTTAGAAAATCGTGACCGCAAATATGACAACAATATCTATAGATTACGTGGTCATTACAATGTACAGAATCTAGACTTTGACTTAAGTCAGTTTGGATTGTTTTTGAACAACGACATTATCTTTGTCACTGTTCATTACAATAGAATGATTGAGTTGATTGGTCGTAAATTGATGGTTGGTGACGTATTTGAGTTACCACACTTAACAGACTATCATCCATTAAATGAATTAATTCCAACATCATTACGTAGATACTATCAAATAACTGATGCTAACTTTGCAAGTGAAGGATTTAGTAGTACTTGGTATCCTCATCTATGGCGTATTAAATGTGAACCATTGGTGGATAGCCAAGAATTTAGTAATATACTTAAGACACCAACTAATACAGATACTTACTTAGGGGATTGGGATAAAACTTCTACATACCCTCCGGGTTATGTAGTGAGTTTTGGTGACAAGAACTATATTGCAAAAACAACAGTACCTGTAGGTATCCCATGCAATAACACAACATATTGGGAATTAGATGTTGCTGATAACTTGAAAGATATACTAGGACGCTATAATCAAAATATTGCAGTTAATCAATCAATGATTGATGAAGCTAAACGTCAATTACCTAGTTCAGGCTACAATCGTAGTCAACTATATGTTGCACCTACTGATACAAATAATAAACCAGCAACACCTAAAAATGTTACATTACCAAAATCAGCACCTAGACCGGGCATTGTTACCATAGACCAATATAGTAATGCACCTATTATAAGAGTTACAATAGCTGCCTTAAAAGACATTAATGAAATGGCAACGGCTTCCAATGCATTAAAAGCTTTTGTAAAATTAAGTTTAGAATTAGCTAAAATTGAACCAGAGAAAACAGCTAGTGGTAGCGGTAGTACAGAACCTACTATCGTATTAACTGCAAAAGCATTAGGTGATATTACTGCACCTTATGGTACAAGTGATAATACGTATGCTACTGCTGACCAAGACCCATCATTAGACAGCTTTACAGGAACCATTGTTGATATTAACATCATGGACTTTAGAGCAGATGAGGATCCAAGATTTACATTTATAGCACAGGCTACACCAAGAGGCTTAGGATACACAAGTGGTTATATGGTAGGAGATGGTACTGCACCAAACGGTGTACCCTTTGGTTCGGGAATTACTTTCCCTGACAATCCAAAAGTAGGAGATTATTTCTTACGTTTAGATTACTCACCTCAAAAATTATTTCGTTGGGACGGTAGCTTATGGATCGGTATATCTGAGAAAGTACAAACAGACACTGGCTTTGGTAGTACAGATAATCAGAGCCTATTGAATAGCTTCATAAATAACAACAATCAAACAACATTAGTTAATGGTAGCACTGTTACTGAACTACAAGGTTTATCATCAATACTAAAAATTACGCCTGATTAAGGATATCAATGGCAAATTACTTTTACGACAATCAAATACGCAGATTTTTAATTCAGTTTGCTAGAATCTTTAGTGACTGGAATGTTACTAAGGGTAAAGATCCTGCAGGCAATGATATTATTGTTCGTGTACCCATACAGTATGGTGATGCTAGCCGCCAAGCATCTGTAATACAAGCGAACAATAGCCCCAGTAGTTTACCTAGTGCTCCGTTAATCACGTATTATGTTACTGGATTAGAATATGACCAAAGACGTACACAGGATCCAACTTTCGTTGACAAGATGACTGTACGCCGTAGAGCGTTTAATCAGGATACACAATCATTTGAAAATGTACAAGGTGATGCATTTACCGTAGAACGTTTAATGCCTGTACCCTATACATTACGTGTTAATGTAGATTTTTGGACAACAAATTATCAACAAAAATTAGAACTGATTGAACAACTTGGTGTTTTGTTTAATCCAAGTATAGAAATACAAAGTACAGATAACTTTATTGATTGGACAAGTTTAAGTGTAGTATATCAAGATGGGTTGACATTTAGTAGTCGCCAGATTCCTCAAGGATCAGGAAATCCAATTGATATTATGAGTTGGAAATTCTATATGCCTATTTGGATTAGTACTAGTGCTAAAGCTAAGAAAATGGGCGTCATTCATAAAATTATTGCAAGTATCTTTAAAGGAAATGCGTTGACCGATATGCAAGATGACCATTTGTTATTAGGTACTAGAGAAAAAATTACCCCCTACGGATATAAATTATTTTTAACCAATAACACATTACAAATACTACCTGAAGGTCAACCATTTACCCCACCTAATAGTGACATAAATTTCCCTGAACAAAACCCAGTAACCGATATTAAATGGACTGCGTTCTTAAATGTATACGGCAAAGTAAAGTCAGGTATAAGTCAAATTTGGTTACAGAATCCATACATGAGTACAGATATCGTAGGTACTATTACTCTTAATCCAATTGATGATAGATTATTAACATATAACATTGATGTTGATACATTACCACAAAACACATTAGCTTCAGTTAATAGCATTATTAATCCTCAACATAAAGGACCTGAATCAGGATTACCCACAGCGGTTGCGGGACAACGATATTTGATTATTGATAACATAGGTTCTGTTAATTCAGAATTTCCTCCTGCTTGGGGGGAAGTAAACGCAAATGCTAATGACATTATTGAATATAATGGCACAAGATGGAACGTAAGTTTTAACAGTCAAGCTGAAGCAAATATACAGTTTGTAACCAATTTAACAACTAATGTACAATATAGATATACAGATGGTGTTTGGGTTAAATCTTACGAAGGCTGGTATGCTGCCGGCGACTTCTCTGTAGTAATTTAATGGAACAACTCATACAAGATAAATTAATGTATGAGTAAGAAAGAAAGTATATCGGCAGGCGTATTCTTTTACGCAAACAATACCAATAGATTTTTATTCCTTCTTCGCAATGAAGAAAGGGGTGTAAACATATGGGGTATACCTGGTGGTAAACTTGAAGAGGATGAAACTCTATTCCAAGGTCTAGAACGTGAATGCATTGAAGAAATAGATTTCTTCCCTAAAGATGCTAAACTAATACCCATTCAAAAGTTTGTAAACAATACATTTACTTATCATACATTCTTTTGCAAGATAGATGATGAATTTATTCCTGTACTAAATGAAGAACATGTGGGATACTGTTGGGTAGATGTACATCATTATCCAAAACCATTGCATAGTGGATTATTCAATACAGTTAACTTTGATATAGTAAAAGATAAACTAGAAAGTCTCATAAAAAAAGCCGCATGATGCGGCTTTTTTGTTGGTTACTTAAAAATTAAGCGTTATTGATTTTAACACTGACGTTAACTGTTGCCGCATCTAATGTCCATGGAACACTTGAATCAGTAGCAAATTGTGTACCACCACTGCCACCTGCTTTACGAACAACGGTGCAACGACGGTTATTGATTTTCTTAACCCAATATTCACCACCGGCACTGTCATATGCAGTTAAGTCCATTTCACCGGCTGCGTTTGCCGCGGCTGATGTTTTTAAGTTACACAATCCTACGTTTGTACCATCTGTTACTTTGTAACGGCGTGCGCCCTTTTGACCAACGATATCAACAATCTTACGACTTCCACCGATATATGCATACGGAATCAATGCATTTTCTTGATTACCTGCACTGTAAGGAATACCGTTATCAGTAGTTAGTACTGGTGTAGCGGCAGCGCCGCCGTTAGGAACACCACCGAATGTAATAGCCGCATCTGCTACGCTAGAATAACCAGAACCTTTTTCTGTAACTACAATACCACTAACACCAAAATCAACAGTTGCGGCTGCACCTGTACCAGCACCACCGGTAAAACTAGCTGGATTATTTGGCATTACTGTGTAATCACCCTGAACTACGACTGCACTGAAACTATACACACCAAAGCCTAATGTAACTGTACAACCTGTACCACCGGTCTGTGAATCAGGTGTTACCGGATTTGTTGGGTTTGCACTTGTTCTACGACCAACTTGACTAATTGAAAAGTTATCTGGGGTGCCTCTACCACCGCCCGGACGATTAACACGTAGAATCAATGATGGTGAGAACCCTGTACTGAATGTTAGTGTATCACCGTCACCGTAGTTTGAGCCACCGTTGCTTTTAACAGCAGATACTACTATTGTTGAAGCAACTGTAAATGTACCCGCCGAAGTCTTTGTACCACCTGCTACAGTTAACGTATCACCAAAATTGTAGCCTGAACCATTAGAAGTAGTAGCCGCTGATTTTACATTACCATGAACGATACCGGTAGCACGAACACCACCTGGAATATCAGGAGTACTGAATGTTGCTGTTGGTAATCCAGATGTGTAGCCACCTACTG